ACTCTTTAACAGACGCCCGGCGTAAACATCGACGCAAGCCGCCTTTATGCGCCGAGCAAGCGGACGCCTACGCCCGTGGGGTGGTCGATGGGACGCTCGTTGCGAACGCCCGGGTGCGTGATTCGTGCCGCCGGTACCTCGCCGAGCGCCTCGATCCGCCGGCGGCGTCCGTCTGGTGGGACGAGCCTCTGGCCGACAGCGCCCGCGACTTTGCCCTCAAGTGCGGGCAGGGCGCGGAGGCTGGGGCAGGGGAGCCGCTCGTCTGGTTGCCCTGGCAATGCCTGGTCGCCATGATCCTCCTCGCCAGGCGGCGGGTGGTGAACGGCACCAAGACGGATACCCCTGCCACGAAGGCGCTGCTGCTGGTTGTGTCACGCGGCGCGGGGAAGACCGAGTTCGCGGCGTCGATGATCATGGCCGCGATGCGCGACCCGGAAACGCGCCTTGAGTTCGCGTCGGTCGCTCCGGACGGTCGCCTGGCGCAGAAGACCTTCGAGCGAATGCAGACCATGAGCCAGACGCTCGACGCGAAGGAATGGAAGGCGACCGGCGGCAGCACCCCGGCGCACCCGGGCAAGGTGAAGCACGGTGGCAACCGTTACATCTCGCTCCCCTGCACGGACAAGGCGCTCGACGGCCTCACGACCCGCCTGGTGGTGGCCGACGAGGTGGCTCGCATGGAGTCGGCGTTCGGTCGATTGCTCACCGGCTTGGCAAAGTTCGCGACCAGCCAGACACTGCTAATCACGACGCCTGACCCGGAGCAGAAGACGAGGCCGATCTGGGGGTACTGGGACGCTTGCGAGCGGGCAATCAACGACGGCACGCCCTATCCGCCGGGCTGGTGGCCGCTGCTGTACGGGCTTGACCAGGACGATCAAGCCGCCGACCCGAAGGCGTGGCCCAAGGCGAACCCGTCGCTCGGCGTGATCGTCGACCCGGCGCAGCTTGAGCTCGCCGCCAGGACGATGCTTGAGAGCGGCGACCCGGCGCAGATAGCCGAGTTCGAGACGCAGCTCGCGTGCCGCTACCACGAACTGGCGACCACCGACGTGGACCTTGGGGTACTTGAGCGGCAGATGCAGAAGACCGACTGGGACCGCCTAGCCGGTGCGCCAGCGGTCATCGGCATCGACTTGTCGCGGGGCGGCTACGGCGCACAGCTCGATCTGACTTCGATCTGCCTGATGGTTGTCGACGGCAACGTGATCCGCGCCCGAAACATCTCCTGGTGGGCCGGGACCGACATTCAACTCGACGAGCGGCGCTGCAAGAACCCGCTAGGCGCGTGGGTGGAGCAGGGTTTCCTGCGTCGGATGCCGGGCGAGTGGCACGACATGGCCGTCGTAGAAGCCGAAATTGAGTCGCTCATGGCCCGCTACGACGTGCGAAAGATCGGCGTCGACCCGCACCCAGCACAGGCACGCGACATCAAACGGTGGGCAGACCGTGGCTGGCCGATCATTCCCGTCGATCAATCGATCCGCACAATGGCTCCTGCGTGGAAGTTGTGGGGCGACCTGCTCAAATCGAAGCAACTCATCTACGAGCCGGACCCCGTGCTCCGCTCGGCGTTGAACGCCGTCCGTCTGATCCGCGACAACGTCGGCAACACGCGCCCGGTCAAGGGCCGAAGCAACGGCAACACCGATGCGGTGGTCGCTGGCAACATGGCCGCGCTGCTGATGGAGCATCACCAGGTGCGTGAAGCAACTGGTCTCTCGACATCGTCGTGTCCCATTGGATAGACACGGTTACAAGAATTCCGGGTTGACGTTTCGGGGCAGAGTTGTTCCATCTGCTCCGTGGGCATCTTTGCACGATTCTTCGGCTTCAAGTCCGGCGTCGCGATCTACACGCGACCCGAGCCGATTGTCGCGTCACCGGCTGACGCGATCCCCGCCGTCGTTCGTGCGACCAACCTGATCTCTGCGGATATCGCTCGCCTTCCCGTGTCGGTCTACGACAGCGAAGGGCAGGAGATCGTGGGCCATCCGGTCGAGATGCTGCTCAACCGCGACGCGAGCCGCTGGCAGTCTGGCTACGAGTTCCGCCGCTACACGACCTCGGTGGCGCTGACGCACGGCAACGGAATCGCGCTGATCCGACGCGGAAGCGACGGCGAGATCGCCGAGCTCCAGCCGGTGCCCGCCGATGCGATGAGCGGCGAAATCACCGAGGAAGGCGTCCAGTACCGCATCGGAAGCCTGGTGATGAATGCCGATCAGGTGCTGCATATCGGTGCATATCCGGATCACCTGAATCCGTGCTGGTACCGCTCGCCGCTCGACGTGGCTCGCCACGCGATGCAGCTTGCTGCGGACGAGAACGGCGCCCACGCATCTTTGGTTCGTACCGGGTCCATGGGGAAGGTTGCGATTTCTCACCCGGGCGCGATGTCCGATCAGACCGTTCAGGCAATCCGCGATGCGTGGAACACCATGCACGCGACTGCCGACGGCGCAAGCCGCCCGCTCATCCTGCGCGAGGGAATGAAGGCCGAGAAGATCTCCCAGGAGACAAGCGGAACGATGCTTGAATCCCGGCGGTTCAGCGTGCAGGAGATCGCCCGTGCGTTTGGCGTTCCTCCCGAGATGCTGTTCCAGCAGGGCGGCGGCGCCCTTGTGAGCCAAAGCGAAGTCGCCCGCGCCTACGCGGACGGCGCGATTGCGGCATGGGCTACCGCGTGGGAGTCGGAGCTCACGCGGAAGCTCTGCCGCCCCGGCGAGTTCGTGCGGATCGACACGACGGCAATCGTGCGCGGCAACCTCCGCGACGCTGGCATGGCGTTCTCCAAGCTCGTGCTGGCTGGCGTCATGTCGCCGAACGACGCTCGTCACTACCTCGGGCTGGCCCCGATCGCCGGCTTGGACACGCCGACGGTCTCGATGCCCGGCGGCGCCAGCGCAGCGGCTGGCCCTGACAACGTGGGGGATGAAAATGCTTGAGCTTCGCACCGCGACCTTCGAGCGCAGCGGCAACAAGCTTGCCGGTTACGCCAGCGTCTACAACGCGCCGAGCCTCCCGCTCACGGTGCGCGGAGTCAACAACGGCAAGCCGTTCGTCGAGCGTGTCGCGCCCGGCGCGTTTGATCGTTCGCTCGCTGCCAATGTCTCGCTCCTGATCGGGCACGATCGGCGCGAGCTCCTCGCCAACACCAAGAGCGGGCTGCTCCAGCTCCGCTCCGACTCCAAGGGCCTCGCATTCGAGGTCGATCTCCCGGACACGCAGAAGGCTAAGGACGTTCGCGCCCTGGTCGAGGCTGGCGTGCTTTCGGAGATGTCGTTCGGTTTCTTCGTCCGCTCCGATGCCTGGATGGGCTCGGAGCGCACCCTCACGGAGGTGGATCTCCGCGAGGTTTCCATTGTCGAAAACGGCGCTTATCCGCAGACCAGCGCCGAGGCTCGCACTCATTCGCCGAGCCTTGCTCGGTTGCGTCTGCGATTGAGGACCCTCACGTGAAGCAGCAGGAAATCATTGAGCGCCGCAAGGCCATCGAGACCGAAGTCAATTCCATCCTCGCCTCTGACCAGATCAGCGCCGAGAGCGAAGCCCGCGCCGACGAGCTGCTGAACGAGCTCAAGGACCTGAACGAGAAGCGCAGCGCCGCGGCGCTCCGCGAGCGTTTCGCGTCCCACGCCATCACGCAGAAGGTCGTCGCCGAGAAGCGCGAGCAGACCGAGGAGTGGCGCTCCAGCGGCGAGTACCGCGAGCAGTTCCTCGGCTGGCTGAAGGGTGGCCGTGCGCCCGAGCAGCGCGAGCTCATCACCAGCGCGAACTCCAACATCCTCATCCCCAAGCTGTACGAGGACGGGATCCTGAAGTACATGATGGCGCAGAGCGTCATCCGCAACCTGGCGGACCTCCGCACCGGCGTCCAGGGCTACGCGACCCTGCGCTACAACACCTTGGCCACCGCCGACTACACCTCGGCCTGGACCCAGCCGGACACCGGCACGACCGCCCGCACCAGCATCGACCCCGGCTTCGCCGAGGTGCCGCTGGCTCCGGTCCCGTGCCTGCCGTTCACGCAGGTGTCCCAGCAGCTCATGCGCCAGGCGAACTTCGACGTGGAGGCGGAGGTGATGGACAACCTCCAGCGCCAGATGTCGAAGAACACCGAGTGGGGCTACATCGGCGGCACCGGAACGAACGCGCCGAAGGGCATCTTCACGGTGAATGCCAACGTGAACATCGTGACCGCGACCTCGGCAAGCACGACCCGTGCTGCCGCGATCACGGCTGGTGCGACGCTCGCCAAGCTGCGCGAGATGCGCTACGAGAAGCTCCCCGCTGCGTACTGGGGCTCCTCGGCGTGGATCATCCCGCAGGACGTGTATGCGACCATCGCGACGCTGACGGTCAACAACGTGCCGCTCTTCATCCCGAGCGCGGACGCTGTCGGCCAGGCTGGCGCTGGCTTTACCCTGATGGGTCTCCCGGTCTACGTGACCGAGTACCTCCCGGCGCACATCTCCACCGGCACCACGGGCAAGAACTGCCTGGCCGTGCTCGGCAACATCTCGGACGGCTTCGCGATCCGCGAGTGGGGCGGCATCGGCATGATCCGCGACGAGATCACGGCGATGTCCTCGGCCCGCGTGATCTTCCAGGGCATGATGTTCGCCAACAGCGACTTCACCCGCGTCAAGTCGCTGGTGCAGCTCCAGGTCACCAACGCCTGATCCTCATCCTCTCATCGGCACAGGTGGCGCTCCCTCGGGGGCGCCACCTGGCTGCGAGGTAGTCCGTGGCGATTGATATCTCCAAGTTCCGCAACTGGGCCCGGCTCTCCTCCAACGAGGACGATCCGGCCATCCAAATTGCGTGGGAAGCGGCGAAGCGCGAGCTGGAGGAGCGCACCGGCTGGTGCGTCGATCCGGTCACGCGAACGCAGTACGTGGCGTCGGAGCCGACGAACGACCAGCTGCTGGTGCGCCTGGAGCGCCAGCCGGTCACGGCGGTGACTTACGACAATGGGGATGATGTCCTGACGCTGACCTTAGTCATCATCAACGGCATCCACTATGCGACCATGCCAGAAGGGACCGTGTATCCAGCAGTACTAACCGTTTCAGCGGGCACGAACACCCTCAACCCGCTGCTGGAGATGGCGCTCCTTCAGCGCGTCACGCAGCACGTGGCAAGCCGCGGCGATGACACGGTGGCGCTCCCAAGCGACTACTGGGATAGGGTGTCCAGCATGATGGGGAAGGGCATTGGCTGATGGCCGGGCACGTCCCATCCGGAATGCTGCGCCTCGCCATGACAGCGCAGAATCCCGTACGCACGGTCGATGACTTCGGCCAGGCGTCAGAGTCCTGGGTAAACGTGGCGGTACTGCATTGCTACATTGAGATGGCATCCACGAGCGAGGTCATCGACGATAGGGGAACTGCGATCCGCACAGACTGGCGGATCCTGTCGAGCTTCCATCCGTCCGTGAACGCCCGCAGCCGCATCGTCTGGAACGATCACGGCACGGTGCGTACCTTCAACATCCGAGCTTGTTGGGACCGCGACCAGCGGCGTCGGCGCTTGGAGATCGAAGCGACGGAGGTGCTCCCGTGAACAACTCCGCGAAGATCTACGTCGATAGCGCAGAAGTCCGGAAGCTGCTTACCGGGATGCCGGAGAACATCCGCCGAAACGTGCAGCGTCGAGCCGGTAACGAGATCATGCCTCGGTGGGCTCGCAAGCTCGGCAACGAATGGCTGACCGCGAACTACAAGCGCAACGGCGCCAAGCGCAAGCACCGCCTGGCCATCTGGGCGGCTGCGAAGTCCCGAGTGCGTCCCCGCGGCCAGGGCGAGAACGCCCGGATGGTGATGAACGTGCACATCAAGTACGGCAAGAAGGGCGGCACGCTGGCTCGCGGAAATCAGCGCGTGTACCACCTGCTTGAGTACGGGCACAGGAACAAGGCCTCCGGCGGTTTCGTCGAAGGCAAGCACGTTTCGCGAGACTGGGCGCGGCTGAACCTCCAGAAGCTGTTAAACGAAATCAGCGCAGAGGTGCTCGTCCAAGCCAACAAGTCGTTCAACGACAAGAGGAAGCCACGTGGCAATCGCAAACGTCCATAAGGCGATCTACAGCATCCTGACGGCGACGAACTTCCCGGTATCCAACGGGATGCGCGTAGCCGGTACGGCGACGCCGTGCATCGTCTACGAACTGACCTCGGCAGAGCTTGCCGTGCATATGCTCGGTGCTTCTGCGTTGAATGTCTGGACCGTCGGAATCCAAGTCGTCGCCGTTGCTGATACGGTCGACCTTGTCTGCGACGTTGTCGACAGCGTGCAATCGCGGTTTGAGTCTGGTCCGGTGACTGACGCCGGAGAAGGACTCAAGATCCAACTCACCCAATTTTCCGTCGCGTTCAGCACGGAGAACCCGGACGATGGGCAGCACGACGCTGAACGCATCGGAACTATCGCTATCACCATCCTCGCACAGGAGTATTAAACATGGCACTCGTTTCAGGCTACGGCGGAACCGTCACTTTCAGCGGTCAGAGCACGGTCAAGTGCAAGAGCCTCACCATTAATTGGGAGCGTGATTCGCTCGACGTAACGACCGTTTCGGACTTCCAGATGAAGCGCGTTCCCGGTCGCTTCCGCCGGTCCGGGAGCATGACGCTGTTCCGCCAGGACAGCACGGTCGATGACAACATCCGGACCCACATTCAGCCGAGCAGCTTGGTTGAAGCAACTACTGCCGTCCTCACGTTCAAGTACGTCGACCAGTCTGGAATTTCCTACGACATCGTCGGCGTGTCGACCACCGCCATGAACATCCAGATCACCAGCGCCACCTTCACCGATGACGGCACCGGTGTCGGCCTGTGGGATCTGACGTGGGAGGAGCAGGGCTAATGCCCATCGACGTCTCGAAGCTCCTCGCACGCTCCCGCACCGTCGATATCGACGGCGTCGGGTCGTTGGTGTTCCGCGAGCCAACGTTGGCAGACGTTCAGCGGGCGCCGATGGATCCGTACTGGTGGGTGGCTTGCATCAGCTGCCCGGACGGTACGGCGTTCCTCGCCGATCCCAAGGATGCCGCCAAGATCAGACACGACCTGGCTGGTCTGCTCATGGAGGAGATCAATCGGGTCCGCCCTACACCCGCGCCGAAAGGCGCTGGTGGCGAATCGCTGACCACGAAGGCCGAGCCATGATGCCAGCAGGGCTCGCCAACATCGAGCTCACTACCGCCGAGCGGCAGGAATATCTGCTCGGCGTGGTCGCTTGCGCCCTGACCGGCAAGCGACCCCACCAGCTGTTCCCTTGGTTGAGGAGCGACCTCAATGGCTGACAAGTCTGAAAAGGTGGTCATCTGGGCAGAGGTCGACCCTCGCGGCGTCGTGTCTGGCGTCAATGCCACGAACCGCGAGCTCGACAAGCTCAACAAGACCGCCAAGCGTGGCGCCACCGCGGCAGGGATCACCGCCGGGATCGACGCCGCCCAGGGCGCGTACGGCATGATCATGCGCGTGATCCAGATGGTGGATAGGCGCGTCGAGGAACTCAACGCCATGGCGGTGAAGTACTCGCCGGAAGCGATGGCGGCAAACGCCAGGCTTCAGGTCGCCAAGATCGAGTCGGAAGTCGCCATCGGCCAGGCCGTCGGGCCGGGCGTTGCCAAGGGTCTCGAAGTGCAAGCCGCTGCAATGCGCGAAAAGGCAAAGAAGGCGCAGCTGAATGCCGGAGATATGGCTGGTGGAATTGCCGCATACGAGACAGTTAAGCAAGCCGGGTCTGACGCCTTCACCGCTTTTACTAACGGCCTTATCAGCAGCATGGGCAACGAAAGCGCCCAAGGACCGATTTCGGCGGCATACGAGACCGTCTACGGCAAGGCAAACGCTATGGACGTGCTGTCAGCCGGTGCCGGGGCGCTCCTCAACAATCCATTCACAGGGCAAGGCCCGATTTCGGCCATGGTCGAGTCGGTCGGCAACGCCGCTTCCGGCGGCATCGGTTCCGCTCGCGGGATGCCGTACGACACCACCGAACTGACAAAGCAGACTGCTCTGCTTGAGCAGATCGCCAAGCAGACGAAGGGGAACTAATGGGAACATGGACCGCCATCGAACGCCCGGATAGCAGGAAGTTCAAGCTGGAGGACCGTTGGGCCGACCAAGTGCTGGAGCGGTCGTGGATCCTGCGCTGGACGCCCGCCGACGCGAACGACGCGTACTCGGGCGACGCGGCCATGATGGCGCAGATCCCGAACGAAGCCAGGCCGCAGTACCGGCTGGACGACGCCTACATTGGAACGTCGACCCCGTACAACGGGTGGCTTAAGTATTTCATCTGCCGCACTTGCAGCGTCGAGCCGATGGTCGAGCGCCCGTTCACCTGGCTGATTCGTTCGACGTACACCAATTACAACTACCCGTACACGAACTCGTACGGCATGACGTACCTGAAGCAGACCCGCACGGTCTCGACCCGGCGTACTGCTATGTACAGGCAGGGAGCTACATTCCCGACAGGCGGCACCGGAGCCGTGACGTGGCCGACGGGCGTGGTGGATATTGGCGGAACCAAAGTCGACACGAATGGCAATCCACGCACCGCGTTGATCCCACAGCAGGCGATCCAGATTGAACTCCTTCGCGACCGTACCCCGGCGTCCTCGGTGACAGCACTGACGGCGGATGATCCAGCTTGGGCAACCATCCTCACCGATTACATCAGTAAGCGCAATAGCGCGACATTCCTCGGGTGGGTACCTGGATCGGTTCTCTGCACCGGAATTACGGCAACGCTAGACAGCGAAATGTGGCGCATACAGGCGTCTTTCCTGTTTGACAACTGGTTCCACCTCGAACAAATTCCGATTCCCAACCTCACGGGACAGCCGGTGCTTCTTCCTGGTGCAACCATTGCCGGGCAGCAGATCAACCAGACCACCAAGGTGGGCTGGTATCAGCAATTCACCACGACCGCGGATCTGAACGACCTATTCGATACCGCATGGCGTGACCAGCTCACCAAGGCAGGACCGTCGAGACTCGCATGACCTGGCACCGCCCCAACTTCCGAAACGGTCTACTGGGATCGGCGAATCGCTTCGTCGCGAACGCTTGGACGGACTCCGCGTCGACCGTTACGCAGCATCAGGACGGAATCGTCTGGGCGCAGCAGCAGCTTGTCCAGCCGACCATCGTGGCATCCGGCCTCTGCGCGATCAAGTCGGCCGCGAATCTTGCCACCAACCGATGGACCTACACGATCGAACTCTGGTCGCCGACGGCGACTGGCGGAATCACCGTCCCGGCAGACGAGCGATTCAACTACGCCAACGCCCGCAACCTCCGCGAGGAGTTCAACACCTCGACGCTGGTGGATGGCATGGACATCAGCACCCCGGCGTCCACCATTGGTCCGGTTGGATCCATCTACACCGCCGGAGCGTGGACCACCAGCAGCCTCCAGGCGCGTGTGTATGTTTGGGTCGTGTACGACAGCGCAGGGACTGCCGTTCCGTTCTTTGACCGCCCCAATCCGATCAGGTGCAGCTAATGGCTATCGCTGACAACAACCTCAGGCTCGCGTCCGGCATCGATCCGCAGGTGATGGTGCCCGGCGAGGTCTACGAACTCTCGATTCACGTCCACAACGGGGCAGGGCACAACTTCTCTTGGACGAACTTCACGCCCAAGATGCGCGTCGACGTGGGCTCATTGAGCACGACCTACACCGGCACGGTGATCAGCGCGGGAGGCGGCACCGCCGGCTTCTCGATGACCGCCGTGCAGACAGCGACCTTCGCGTCCAACGCCTGGGGCCGCATCGTGCTGTACGCGGATCCGAACACCGGCAGCGAGAACCTGCATATCGCGACCATTGATCTTCGCACGACCAACGAGGTGATCCCGTGATTCAGAACATGATGCGTAAGGCGATGTTTGCGGAACAGGTGCTCACCGGACCAAGCCTATACGGAAGCGCTCGGGCATCGACGTTCGTGAAGGACCTTGCATCCGGCGCCGACAGCCTGGACGTCGTATTCGTCGGCGACTCTAACACCATGTCAGCGGTCGCCGGGGCGTGGGGCTACCACAACGGAATCAGCGAAGCGATGAACGCCAGGGGATGGGCTTGCTACGGAACGGCCGTCTATCCGACGATGACAGGATGGACGCCTGCTGCTGCGTATTCGCTCGGCGGATGGCAAAGCAGCTGTTACCTGATGCAACCAACCGGCAATCTCGCCAGCGGAAACACGTCGGGTGGAGGTACGGCGTACCAAGCGTGGACGCCTGGATCAAATTGGACGCGCTACGGCTCCTACACAGCTTCTCCGCCCGCGAAAGACGATTGGGCGTACATCGCTTCGGGGACGTACTCGGACAACTACAACGCGGTCGAACTGTTTGCAGCGCATCCGCTCAACTCCAATTCGCTCACGCTGCACCACCGAATTATCTACGGGACGTTCACCTTCGGTACTGGGAACTTCCGTGGGCGAACCCGTTCATTTTCCGCTGGAACGATTTATGCGACCGGGCCTTCGCAATCGACGTTTGGCAGTTCGTATTCCGTAAATGCGTACGAGTATTCGTTCACGCCGCAGGGCTTGTATCTCAATTCATCGTGGAGCGGCCCGACCGCTACCGGCCCGTGCGCCATCCTGTCTCACAGCATCTATTGCAAGCGGAAAGGCTGGTCTGTCACTAGCCACGGCTACATTTCCGGCGGCGACAGCACCACGATTGCCAGCGTAATCACCGGGATTGGCAATACGCCCCTGCAGAATCAGCTGCAAGAACTTCGCGCCAGGCAGAGAGCTGCAACAGGTTCGGGACGCGTCTTGATCGTGGCGCATTCGGGAATCAACGGTGCGGACACGTCGACCACCTGGACGACTGCTCACCAAAACATCTGGGACACCTACAAAGATGCATGGAAAGCGCTTGGATTTCCTGCTGAAGATCTTGCCATGGTTTCGTTTGTTGGTGTCCAGAGGAACTCTGCAGATACAAGCAACGGCTCCGCAAGCTTGGCAGCGGTTCGCGATGCGGCAAAGACGTTTGGGATGCAAGCAAATGGGCTTACCGTTGCCGATATGCCGTCCATCATCACCTACGCCGAGCTGATCGGCCCGCCGTATCTCTATCAGTCAGGAACCACCGGAAACGTCCATCTGTCGGGAGGTTCCGGTAGCACGACCGACGGCTATCGGGAAGTGTCTAACCGTCTGCTTACGGCGTTGCTCGCATGAAGCTCGCCGCGGCCATCCTTGCGCTGTCGCTCGCCGGTTGCACCAACCACACGGCGGCGATCGCGCATTCGGCCATTGACGCTCGCCAGGCGGTGGGCGCGGCGATCGTCCACATGGACGCGGCTCGCGAGGAGCTGGACGGCCTCCAGGCGTCTATCGAGGCGGTGCAGGAACACGTCGCTTACGTGAGCGACGAGGAGCCTGGCATTTTCAGCACGCTGAAATTTCTATCTGTCGCCGGAGTCGTGCTCGGCGGCTTCGCCCTGGTCTACACAATCAAAAACTGGAAGATCGTATGAACCTCGCACCCTGGCAATACACGTTGTGGCTGGTGGGCCTGATGGCTATCACCTTCGCCTCCGGTTGTTCCATCGGTCTCACCTTCGCACGTAAGCAGAAAGCGAAACCCCATGCTCGCAAGCGTTGAAAGTCTCCTCGGTTCCATCTGGTTTGGAGTCATGCTCGGCCTTATCGGCGCCGTCGCCGGGTTCATTTATTGCCGCAAGGGCAAGGCCAAGGAATGAGCCGAAAGCGGTGCTGCTGCGGCGGCAGCTGCTCGAACACCAATTGCAGCGCCACCGTGTCCGACTGCCAGACGAAAGGGCTGGCGGCGTTCTCGTTGGACTTGACTGCTGTCGCTCGCATCCCGGCTTGCGAAAGATCCACCTGCAACATCATTGAATGCGACGCGCCGGAAGGCTTAATCGCGTACGAGATGGTGGGCGGTTGCTTGCCGTGCAACATCTACACGTGCACCCCGTGCCAGTACTTTCCCACGACCGGGTCCGTGATGAACACCGCGGAAATCCAAAAGCGGGGCGCCGATCCAACCGTCGATAATGCGACTTGCGACTACACCTGGTCGCAGGGCTACACCTGGACCGACAGGCAATGCGGCCCGACGCCGGAGTTTAAGTGCCGCGACAACCCGCAAGTCATTGACGCGGGGTGCGCGATACTTCCGTATTTGACGATCACGCGCCAGCAGACCATCACGATGGCGCAGTTCGACGCTTGCACGGGAGGACCCGCACCCGGGTTGCCGACAAATGTCGATGGTCTCTACGGCTTTCCGTGCGATGGATGCGGGACTGTTCCGACGCCTTGCTGCTGCACCGACTGCACAGGAACGTGCCATTCCATAAAAATGACGAACGAGATCGTCATGGCTGGTTTGAACACTCCTAAACAGGGCATCATCTACGCCAGGGTTCTGGAAATGATTCCGTGCACGGGTCCATCGGTCGGCGGCACGTTCTTCTGTGGGTCCGGTTGCGATGGCACAGAGGGGTATTCGCAGATCACGATTGAGTTCCGAGCGATCATTCCGACGGAGCCGATGAAGGCTAACGAGCTGTACACCCAGCAATGCATCGACGTGACTGCCGGATCCGATCTGGGGCGCGTCCGTCTGCCGGAAGCGTTGAGCATGGCAGACCTCGGCCAGGGCGACGAGGCTGGCGACTTCTGGTGCGTTGGCGAAAACTCGGTGGTCGTCACATGGCGCAAGTGCCGCAGCACGGCAAACAGTTTTGAAAACAAGTGCAGAATGCAATCTGGGACCTACGACCCCGTGTTCATCGGCATTGGAAGTTGTGTCGTCGGCAACCCCTGCGAGAAATCCGTTCCGAATCCCTGCGACGTATCGGGCATCAGTAACTTTCTGCAAGCGTTGGGCTGGTCGTTCAACCTGGTGGTCTCATGAAGCGTTACTCCGTGGTCGACGGCAAACTGGTTGAGCTGGAAGGCACGGCGACCACCGTGGTCCGGGACGCTTCGCCTGGTCTCGGCGACGTCGTAGCCGGTGCGGCGAAGGCGGTCGGCGTCAGGCCGTCTAAGGGCTGCGGGTGCGAGAAGCGGCGCGAGGCGCTGAACCGCGCCACGCCCAAGGTCGTCAGGCGAATGCTCGACGCGCTCCGTGGTTACTGGTCGAAGTGGTGAAACAAGGGAAACTTTCCCTTGGGGGTTTCCGCTGATCCTGTTACGGTCGGTGGAAATGGCAAGAGGGCCAACGAAACACCGGGTAGAGTCCCAGGGCAAGCCCGTCCTTTTGCGCGAAATGGACGCGAGGACGCGACGCGCCATGAGCAGGAAAGAGAACGCCCGGGAGGAATGGTGGATGGTCCGCAACGACGGCGACCCGAAGGGCGTCTGGTCGTTTACACTCGATCCGTACGCAAGTCCTTGGGACTGGAAGGTTAAGATCGGTGCCAATAAGCGTCACGTAGAGCGGCGCGTAACAGTTGCGAAACATGATGCCGACAACAAGGGAAAACTGCTTGAAATCCGCCGGATCGTCGATAAGATGCGTCAGGCACCGAAATGAAACAGGTGTCGCTGATCCCAGAGGACGCGTGGAGTCGTTTTACATAACACGCAAAGCAAGTCCTCGTTAGCGGCCATTTCGGTGCGATTGAGAGGCGCACCATGTCAGAGAGAGCGATTGAGAGGACTGCACCGCGTTCTTATGGGAAGACGGCCAACAGCATTCAGGTCCGGGTCGACCTCGACCTTATGGACCGGGTTGCCCGGGTAGCCGCGAAGAACAAGCGAACCATCCGGGGACAGGTCGAGCTGTTCATCGAGGAGGGCCTCGCGGCCAATCCCCGCTTGGAGACGCGCCGGAACGGGGGTGAGGCGTGAGCGACCTCCTCGCACCGCAGGACCGGGTGAAGCAGAACGAGCAGCTCGTTCGCGCCCTGGGGACCATTGTCAAACAGAACTACGTGATCCGTGTGTCCGGACGCGAGTATCTCACCGTCGCCGGGGCGCAAGCGATCGCCTCGGGCATGGGGCTGACCACTACGACGGAACAGCTCCGGCACGTCCCGGCGACGGATGGGATGGTTGGCTACTGGGAGGCCACGTCGACCGTGGTCGACCAGCGCGGCGTCGTGCTCGGGCGCGGCGTCGGCTGCGTGTTCGACGACGAGAAGCCGTGGAACACGCGCCCGCAGTTCGCCCGACAGATGATGGCACAAACCCGCGCTACTGGTCGCGCCCTCAAGGGCGTGATGGGCTGGGCGTTCGCCATGCTCGGCACCGCGTCGAGCCTCCATGAGGAGATGCCCGAGGAAGCCGCTACGACGCCGCAGGACGGCACGGAGGGCGTTCGACGCCTTCCGACCCGTCCGAGCGCTCCGAAGGCCTCTAAAGGCGACTCCGTGGCGCTACGCGAAGTTCGCGGAGTTTGTGCGGAGGTCGAGTGCAAGGTGAGCAAGGCAGGTACGAAGTACTGGCGCATCGGCATCGAGGCTGGCGAGAACACCGAGTGGTTCACCAGCTTCAAGCCGATCCCCGAGCTGGCCGGGCGGCTGCTGCTCCTGAAGCTTGTCCCCCACAAGGACGGCGTCCTGGTGGAGGACTGCATCGACATGGAGGTGGAGTGATGAGCATCGTTGCCAAGCATCTGGAGACGACCCTCTCGCAACCTGAAGGCGCCGATGGACCGTGGAAGCTCACGATGGCTTTTGCTTCGGCCCCTGATGTTTCCGATCCGGAACTACTTCGACTTGGTCTCGACCTTGTCTACAAGCGGTTGTGTGCTGTGCCGCGGATTTATTCCGTCGAGATGGTGGGAAAGGAGGCCAAGGATGGCCAAGCATCACCCGGGTGAGATCTTCGCCCTGGGCGGCGCCTTGACGCCCACCGAGAAGCTCGTTGCGATTGCCCTCGCCGACTACGGCGAGCGGATCCATCCCAGCCAGGCGCACATCGCCATGAAGACGGGGCTCCACCTTGACACCGTAAGTGCCACTATTTGTTCTCTGCGTGGCAAGGGCATCATCGAGACTTACGGCAGCGGGAAGGCGCTCACGTACCGGCTTGACCTCCGGTCTAGGACCGGAGGTACCTCCGGCTTTAAACCGGAGCACCTCCGGTCTACGACCGGAGCACCTCCGGTTTTAAACCGGAGGGATCCTATACACCAAAGAACCACCAAAGAACCACCAGCGGCTACCGCCGCGAAAGGGGGGGTGGTTTCACCCTGGGATGGGATCGATCCGGAAGACGTAACCAAGATCCGGCGCTGGTGCCCGCGTGACACCGACACGCTGTGCGAAGCGCAGCGCCGCGTCACGCTCCGCAAGCTCGCCGACCTCGGCATCCGCGTCACCGACCACGCCAGGTGGTGGCGCCGGCTGGGCGAGCGGTGGGGGCAGATCGGCGTCCCGCCGTACGACCAGTTGGCGCTGGAGCTTCAGTCGATTGGATCCGACGTGCGAGACCGTGTCTCGGTGCTCGCCTTTCGCCTTGGACTTGGGAGGGTGGCAGCATGATCGATATCCCGAAGAACATCCGTGAACCGTGGGGCAGGGCGCTGAAGCGCGCCCAGCGCAGCATCTCGATCGGCTCAATCCCCGTCGACGTGGTCGACGAGCTGATCAGGATGGTCGTGTCGCAGCACGAAGAGCTTTGCGAGCAGGACCGCAAGTGGCGCGACCGTGAGCGGTTCCTGGAGCGGCAGATCGTCATGTGCGGCGGTGGCTTCGACAAGCGCGGCCTCGAGGGTGAACCAAGGGGCCTCATGGTGAAGCATGGAATCCACACCGTGGTGGAGGATTCCCGATGATCGATCCGAGTGGCGTCGGCGCTGGTGCCCGTGGTCGTTCCACGGGCGCCAGAAGCCGCCGTAAAGGCGCTGTAGGCGAAGCGGAGGCCGCGGCGGCCCTCGGGGCCGTCCTGGGCAAGCCGTGGCGCAGAACGGCACAGCGGTGGGGCAAAGCGAAAGCCGACATCGAGCCCTGCGACGGGGGGGTGGGCGTCCATGTCGAGGTGAAGCGTGTTGGTTCACTCCTCAAGCGATGGTCGTGCTCCGTGCAAGAGCACCCGCTGATCCTTGGTGGGGAGCTGTACTGCTGCTCCATCGAGAACCTTGTGCTCATGCTCGACCAGGTGGAGATCCCACGCATCTGTGCCAAGAGCTCGACCGTGATGCGCTACATGGCGCAAGCCGTGCGCGACGCCGAGGATGGCCTGGTGCCAATGGTCATGTGCCGAATGGATCACGGGCCGTGGCTCGTGTGCTGGCGGTACGACGACGACGACCGGCTGACTGCTGCCCTACGGGAGGCAATGAAGTGAGGCGCTTCCGCTACGAAGGTGGGCTAGGCAAGGCCATGAGCATGGTCAACACCATGCGGTCGCGTGGTGGCTCATGGTCACGCAAGGCCAAGCAGCACAAGGCTATCGAGATCAGTTGCCGAAAGTGCGGCAGCATCGTTGGCCTGGAGTGCGATCACATCGTGCCGCTGCACCGTGGTGGAACGGATGACGCATCGAACTTGCAATCGTTGTGCCACGACTGCCATGCTGCGAAGACCGCTGCGGAAGCTGCTGAACCTCGGACCAAAATTTGATTTTGAGTGCCCTAGGCCCTAAAAAGTTGTGAGAAACCGAACTAGCAAAAACTTTTTTCAAACGCCCCCCCCTTCAGGGTCGAGGGAGGGGGGGTCTACGGGGCACCGCCTATTTGGGGACTCTT